GGTGATATAAGAAGAATTAATTTATTGAAATCTGCTGCTAAAGGGCTTGGAGTTGAAGAAGGACATCCAGTATGGTTTGGCGGGCATAGAAGAATTAATGACGAAGAATATGAAGAGCAGAAACAACGCCTTGAATGGGGATTAATTCCAGACGAATTGGATGTACCAGCAATCAAGGAAGACCTTAATCAAAAAAAGAAAATGGGATTGATTTAATTGGCAGGCTTACAGGTAGATGACAGTTTTGATGATGATGAATCACAATTAATTAAAATATCGTCATCAAATGATTATTTTAGAGCGTCATCTCCCGACTCATATGATGATCCTTTTACAAAATCATGGGATGACCTTAATAAACTTGAAGGAATCAGTCAAAACTTTAAACGTAAATCAACACGAATGGCAAAAGCATATACTGGCGTAGATGATTCTAAATCAAAGAAACTTGATCCTCTTGACCTCACAGGGTATTCATTATTTCAGATTGTCCAGCCTCCGTATAACTTAATGTACCTAGCACAACTTTATGATATTTCTCCTTTTCACCACGCCGCCGTAAATGCTAAAGCAGCAAATGTGGTAGGACTTGGATTCCATTTTGAGGAAACTCAGAAAACATTGGATAAAATTGAAGATGTTTTAGATGATGAAGTTAAATTAGATAAGTTCAGAAGAAAAATTATGCGGGCAAAGACTGATTTAACTGAGTACCTTGAATCAATGAACTCCGATGATTCATTTCTTCGCATCATGAGAAAGATTTATATTGATCTTGAAACAACTGGCAATGGTTACATGGAAATTGGACGTACTTCCACAGGAAGAATTGGATATATTGGACATATTCCAACAATTACCATGAGAATTAGAAGACACCGCGACGGATTTGTTCAGGTTGTTTATAATCGTTATACATATTTTAGAAATTTTGGAGATTCTGAAACAGTTGATCAAATTGGAACTGATCCACGACCCAATGAAGTAATTCATTTCAAAAAATATACTCCAACTAATACTTACTACGGTTTACCTGATATTCTTTCTGCTAAGAATGCGGTGGCGGGAGATGAATTTGCTACTAGGTTTAACCTTGACTACTTTGAGAACAAAGCAGTTCCTCGTTACATTATTACTGTAAAGGGTGCTAAACTATCTGCTGACTCTGAACGTAAACTTCTTGAGTTCTTTCAAACAGGTTTACGAGGAAGAAATCATAGAACTCTTTACATCCCCCTACCTTCAGATGGAGAAAATTCTCGCGTAGAGTTTAAGATGGATCCGGTAGAAGCAGGAGTTCAAGACTCATCATTTAGAAATTATGCCGTAGAAAACCGTGATCGTATTTTAATGTCACATAATGTACCTATCTCTAAAATTGGAACGGCACAGGGTATGTCCTTAGCCGGTGCAAAGGATGCTGACAAGACTTTCAAGGAACAAGTTTGTAGGCCCGCTCAGGATGAGTTGGAGCAGAAGATTAATCTATTCATTAGAGAGTTTACTGATGCTTTTGTACTCAGATTTGATGAACTTACTCTTACTGATGAACAAACTCAAAGTAAAATTGATGAAGTTTATCTCAGGACTCAGGTTATTGTTCCTAATGAAATTCGTGTAAGGAAAAATCTTCCCCCGCGTAAGGGTGGAGATGCCCCAGTACAACTTACAGCGGCTGCAAATGCTGAACAAAGAACTCAGCAAAGTGGCAACAGAAGTCGTGATCAGCAACGAGCAAGTAATGCTTCTGATTTTGAAGGCGATAGAAATCCTCAAGGGGAAGGAAGAAAAGTTCAATAAATTTTGTGCCTCATGGATTTATTGATATTATAATGTCAATGGAAAAAGTTAGTTGGACCAACAGTGAAGATAGGCTTACTATTGCCTTCCCCATTACTAAGGTCGATAAGGAAAAGAGAACAGTTTCAGGGTTCGCCACCCTTGATAATATCGACCGTCATGGAGATATTGTAACTTCTGAAGCAAGCGAAAAAGCATTTGCCCGATTCCGTGGCAATATCCGTGAAATGCATCAACCAATTGCCGTAGGCAAAGTTGTATCATTTAACCCACAAGTTTATGTAGATAAAGAAACTGGAAAGACTTTTAATGGTGTATATGTAGATGCCTATGTTTCAAAAGGCGCACAGGATACATGGGAGAAAGTACTTGATGGAACTCTAACGGGATTCTCTATTGGAGGGAATATTGTAGAGGCATCGTACCAACCGGGAGATAAAGAAGATAACAGAGTAATTAAAGATTATGAACTTATGGAACTTAGTCTTGTAGATAATCCTGCCAATCCAATGGCAAACATTTTTTCAATTCAAAAAAATGTTGATGGGATGACCATGAAAGGAATGGCGGCAGATACTGAAATTGAAAACGTATTCTGGTGCGCTGACGATCAAATTGCTAAGGCATCTACCGAAGAAAAATTAAATTGTGTGTCATGTGGAGATACCATGACATCCATTGGATGGGTTGAAAAATCGGAATTTGGAACTGGGGAGGCTATAATGAAAACAGTTGCTTCTTTTTTCTCAAAAGATGACGCACCCGGTCCTGATCATGCCGCTACAACTCACGATGCAGATAATGTTATCGATAGCAACAAAACAACTAATCTTTATCCAGATCAGAACAAGATCAAAGAAAAAAATACTGAATCTGGAAAAATCTTAAGCAAGGGAGGAAATGAAATGGAAGAAGAAAATAATGTAGTAGAAGCCGAAGCAGTTGAAGAATTAACAGAAGACGCACAGGAAACTGTTGACTCAGATGCTGTAGAAAAGGCTGCTACCGTTTCAGAAGTTCAAGTGGACGAACTAGACTTTGTTAAGATGGTCGATACTCTAAAAGATGAAACTGAAAAAATTCAAAAAAATTATGCTGATCACGCCGCTAACGCTAGCGACATGTACGCCGCTGTTGAAGAAATTAAGAAGTCTATTGGTGACTATGGAACCATGACATCTGAATTAAGCAACAATGTGTCAGAACTTGTTAAGCGATTAGAAAATCTTGAAAAGCGCATTGACGCTTATGAGAGTGATACAGCAGTAAGAAAGTCTGGAGAAGTTGAAAAGGCTTCACCAGAAGATACAAAAATAACAAAGAGTATATGGCAAGGGCACTTCCTCGGCGTTCAAGACATATAAACTTTAATTTAATATTAGAATCCAAACAAAAAGGCAGGTGAAAAAATATTATGAGCAACGAACTTTTACAAAAGGTTATCGACACATCTAACCTTGGTTCAACTTTTACAAGCACTGGTGACAATGGCGTCGCGGTCCCTTCAGGTAACGGACTTCTGTACCCTGATCAGGCTAATCGCTTCCTAGAATACATCTGGGATGCCACCATTATTGCAAAGGCTGCACGCACAATTCGTATGCGCTCCAACACAACAGAGATTGATCGTGTATCAGTAGGTCAAAGAATTATGACTGTTGCAACTGAAGATAATCCCCGTGATTATGTCAATAGCACTTCTTCAAGTGCTAACTTCACACAAGCAGCAGCAACATTCTCAAAGGTTTCTTTGACAACACGCAAATTGCGTCTTGACTGGGAACTTTCTGCTGAAGCACTAGAAGACAATCTAGAAGGACCAGATCTAGAAGATCACATCGCCCGCCTTATGGCAACTCAAGCCGGTAACGACATTGAGGATGTAATCATCAACGGAACAGGCTCCGGTTCAGGTCTTCTCTCAGCATTCAAGGGCTTCCGTTCACTAGCGGCCAGCAATGCACACGTTGTAGACGCAGCAGGGTACGGTCTTGACAAAACAGTGTTTAACGCTGCTATCAAGCAAATGCCCCGTAAGTACAAGCAACGCAGAAACCAACTCAGATTCTTTGTCGGATCAAACCTCGTACAAGATTATCTGTTCAACCTTACCTCTAATGCCGGTTCTGTCAACCCGTTTGACATTGCCTCAGGCGTTATTCGTGGTGATGTTGCGGCTAACGATGGTGGTCCCGGTACTGTAACTCCATTTGCATTTGGAATTCCAGTTATCAACGTTCCACTTATGGATGAAACAGTCGCAGGAGATTATGCTGCTGCTTCAGGTCTACACGGTGACGTTCACCTGACCTTCCCCCAAAATCTCATCGTTGGCATTAAGCGTGATGTCGTAGTTTATCGTTTGTTCCAACCAAAGAAGGATACCATTGAGTATACCCTCTTTATTCGTGTTGGTACAGCCGTAGAAAATTACGATGCACACGTCTTAGTAAAGAATGTAAAGGTTGCAGGAACAACTGCTGCTTTCGGTTCTACCCTATCAGCCACTCACGGCTCCGGTACAACTGGCGGTTCAGGAACCTACACCTACTGATAGAATCTTATCAACTAAGCAAGGGAGGCTATATGCCTCCCTTGTTTGGTTTCTGCTATAATTCTTATATATGGAAAGGAACAAAAATGTCTTTTAATGACTTAAAGTTAACAGATCTTAAAACTGTGGCTGATAGTTTTGGAGTAGAACTGACTCCAAAAATTACTAAAAATAATTTGATTGCCCTTCTTGAGGAAGAAGGAATTTCATATCAGATGTATGAAAAGTTTGTTAGCGTAGAAAAAGAAGATGTAGAGGTAGAGGTCGGCCAACCAGCAAGACTCAGCCTTGATAAAGAAAATTCTATTCTTGTAAAAATGGATAGAGAGAATTACTCGTACCAAGTTGGAACACCTCAGGGTGCCATCAATTTCTCTAAGGAACACCCTTTTGTGGCACTACCAGAATCAATTGCACAAAATGTGTTTGACCTTCATGATGGATTTAGGCCAGCAACTCCTAGAGAGGTACAGGAATTCTATTCCTAAATTCTGGAGGTAATTTAAGTTGCAACAAATTAATAATAATAGTACAGAAAAAATAGAACTAGTAATTGTCAGGGACGGGCAAAGAGTGGATGCTGACGGGGCTGTTACAGTATCAATCTATAATGCAGATGATTTAACAAATACTGTAATAGTCTCATCATCAGCAGTAAAAGATACTGCCCTAGGGATGTACACTTATGAAATTAATCCTACTGTTACTGCTCTGAACAAAGTTATACGAGCAGACTGGGCTTATTCTGTTAATAGTTCTTCCACTACACAATCTATGTTATATGAAATACTTACGCCCTATACAACAGTTTCAGATATAGTAGATTATTATAATTTTGGTACTAGCCCATCAGACTTAAATTATCGTAACTATGATCAAATTGCT